CTGGATTTCTGCGGTGGGATGGGCATAGGGAATAATTAAAGAACGATAATTAAATAAAAATAAACATTATGGAAAATGAGAAAAAAGAGAGGTTGTATGTCCGGATTGAACAGCGTCTTTTTTGGTTTATTATCGGCGCGCTGTTCAATGCCGTCTTGATCAAAGTCTTAACGGAAATCGGCTTTTTTGCCATTCCGATTAAGTGTATATAAAAAAAGGAAAAGGGATTTTCCTTGCTATCCGGTGGCGGCGGTCAGGTGAATAATTTTTCTTGGCCGTCCGCTGTCGGACAAAACAATTAACTCATTAACGTCGGAGAATATGAACGCAACAAAACCTCCGAGCTATAATGTAATTTCATTCCAGAATATGTATAACCATATAAACCCGTCTGATTGTTTCAAGACTGTTCCAGTATTTCCAGCACGAACCTGGTTGTAAATGTTATTGGGCTGTTCCTACGCAGGGAAAGCCGACAAAAGGCGGCGGCTATGAACAATATATTTTAGGAAAGTGGTATCAGGTCAGACCTAAAAATAAGGCACCAAGATTTAAATGCACCTGCGGATTAAACTCGTTGGTAGATGAATTTAATAGAAAATGTTTTACAAACGAATGGACAGCCAGAAAATAATTGAAAAATCATTATCAGTTTTAAGCCCCGTGTCTAATAAATTTGAATAGAAATATGGAAAATTTAAAATCCCAAAAAAATCGGATTTATGAAATCCTATCGGACGGGCAGGCGCACCGCTCGGACGAGATAACCTATCTCTTGTTCGGCACGGCGGACACGGCCAGAATCGGCTTGTTCAGACTAGGAGGCCGGATTTATGATTTAAGGGCGCAGGGCCATAAAATTGAAAGGTGGCAGGACGAGAAAAATCGTTCTTTGACTTGGTATCGTTTAGTGAAAGACCGGAAAATAGAACCTATTATTGAAAAATCGGCAGGCAAGCAAATGCCCTTGTTAAATGTTAGAAGGTATATTCCTTAGGGAGGGAAACAATGGAAAAAACAAACGATTGCCGTGATTGTAAAGAATGTGCCAAGGGGAAAGCAGACCATTTGTGGTATTGTCTCAAGCACGATTGTGTTATTATCGTGCCGGAAATCTTGGCGAAGTATTGCCATTTAATGGTCAAAAATTAAATTTGCTCTTTATAAACCATTCACCAACCCCCTTCCTGTTTGTATTTGACAGCCAGGGGGTTTTTTGTTATGATTAAAATAAGAAAAACTAAAAACAAAATAAATGGCCTCGCTGGCGGAAATAGAAGAGCTGTTTTCCGAACTTGCCGAGTCTGATAAGAAACGGCTTGTGTTGCGTTTTGTGCTTAATCTCCCCCCGGCTACCGTGGCCAGGCTAATGGGCGAAAGCCGGGGAATGTTTTATTACTCCCTGAAAAAAGTCTGCTCGGAAGTCCTTCATAGAATGCAGGAGAACGATGAAATAATCGCCGCTATCCAAGCGGCGTTTTGTGATTTTCACGATTATGACTAATAAAACAATAAAATCAATAATAATTGTGCTATAATATAAATAGGGATTATGACAAAAACAAAAAGTCAAAACATCCAAGGGCACTCACTTCGGGATGAGAAATATCCGGGGCTTTTGCCCTTTTCAGATAAGACCGTTAAAAGCAATTTAAGCGGCGGCTGGAAACCCAAGACTTATACTTGGGAGGAATTTCAAAAGATATTTATTAACGGCCGTAATACTTGAAATAGAAAAATAATTAAAAATTGGAAACAAATCGTATGGCACAAGTAGGAAGACCAACAGATATGACCCCTGAAACGGTAAATAAATTAGAAGAGGTGTTTGGCATTGGCGGAAGTGATGAAGAAGCTTGTTTTTACGCTGATATTAGCAAACAAACATTATATAATTATCAAAAGAAATACCCAGAATTTGTTGACCGGAAAGAAGCGTTAAAAAAAAGGCCTATTTTAAAGGCCAGAAAGACAGTAGTGGACAAACTTTCGGAAAGTTATCAAAACGCTATGGATTATCTGAAACGGAAACAAAGGCTGGAATTCGGGGACAATGTGGATTTAACCACTGACGGAGAAAAGCTGGCGATAAATGTTGTTAATTATGGTGATAACACTTCCTTACAAATACCAACCGAGGGATTACCAACTCCCCCTGTTAAAAGCGATAGATAACGGATACAAACGAGCGGTAGCCGTATTCCACCGCCGGGCCGGAAAAGATAAGACGCTTATAAACTTAATTGCCAAAAAAGTTTTTGAGAGGGTAGGAGTTTATTATTATTTTACTCCGACTTATGAACAGGGAAGAAAAATATTGTGGGAAGGAATAGACAGGGATGGAATGAGATTTTTAGACCATATTCCCAAGGAATTGAGAAAGTCAACGGATAATCAGCAGATGAAAATAGAGCTGATAAACGGGTCAATTTTCAGGGTGATTGGGACTGATAAACCGGAAGCGATAGTTGGGACTAATCCTGTCGGAACAGTCTGGAGCGAATACAGTTTACAAAATCCGGCCGCTTGGGGATATATAAGGCCGATATTATTGGAGAATGGCGGTTGGGCGGTCTTTAATTACACATCCAGGGGAAGAAACCACGGCTATACGCTATTAAAATACGCTCAACAAAATACTGATTGGTTCGTCCAGATTACTCCGGCCACAGAAACCAATGTTTTTACCGCCGAGCAGTTAGAAGCGGAAAGACAGCAATATATTTTGGAAGACGGGGACGATTTGCGCTATAGGCAGGAATACTTATGCTCTTTTGACGGAGCGGTCCAGGGAGCTTATTACGGCAAGATTATCCAAAAACTGGATGAAGAAGGAAAAATAAAGGAATTTCCCATAGAAGATTTACCGGTAGATACTTTTTGGGACTTGGGGGTCGGAGATAGCACCGCCATCTGGTTTGTCCAAAGAGCGGGGAATGAGGTTAGATTGATAGATTATTACGAAACATCCGGGGAAGGATTGGCGCATTATATGAAAATATTACAGGATAAGCCTTATATTTACGCCAATCATTACGCGCCGCACGACATTAAAGTAAGGGAATTTACATCAGGGGCGTCCAGATTGGAAACAGCGGCTAAATTGGGGTTAAATTTCCAAATAGTCCCGAATTTACCCTTAGATGACGGTATCCAAGCGAGTAGAATGATATTAAAAAGATGTTATTTCCATCCCAATACGGAAAGGGGCCGAGATTGCTTGATGAATTATCATAAAGAGTTTGACGAAAAGAATAAAGTTTATAAGGACAGGCCGGCGCACGATTGGAGCTCCCACGGGGCGGACGCGTTCCGGATGTTAGCAATCATCTACCAGGGCCCCACAGCCCCGGTCGGAAACATATTTTCAAATAACAATGTCAAAAGGTTAATATGAAACTAAGCGAACATATTTTAAAGCAGATTGAGGTCTTTACTTGTCCATATAAATTTGAAGAAGGCCAGGAAATAAACCGTTATGAGGATATTAAGCGGATTTTTTTATATAGGCGTGATAAATTTATGAGTTGTCAGGATAATAAGGCGATATTCTGGCAGTTGGCGGCGCAACGGCATCCGCATTTTAAAAAGAATATTTTGCCGTCTATAAAGGATTTTTACCCGGAAGGCCGGGGGGAATATAATTATTTTCAGACTTGGCTGACAAAAATGATGTATCGGCGCTGGGCGAGAGAAACCGGCTTTGTCCACGATGTGGAAAGTTTATGCTCTTATCTGACCGATTTCGGCGAGGCTGTTTGGAAAAAAACGCCCAAAGGGGGAGAAAAAGACCTCGCGGTCTGTGATTTGCGCCGGATATTCTTTGACCGGACAGTTTTATTTGAATATTCGGACAAGATAGAAGTCCACGAATTGACCAAAGCCCAGCTATACGAGAAAGATGATGTTTGGAAAGGCATTAAGGAAATAACCAAAGAAAAAGAAACGGATAAATATAAAATATACGAATTTGAAGGTTGGTTCGCGGAAGAGGGAAAACCTAAAAAAATCCATTCTTTTGTCTACGGGCAAGGCGATAAACAAAAAATCTTATTTGAAGAACCGGTAAAAGACGATAAATCACTTTATCAATATTTCAAACTTAATGACGAATTGATTGGTATTTATCAGCGTTTGTTCGTTCTCCAAGAACTTGCTAACCGGCGAGTTAATCAGAATGACGAGGCGCAACAGATTGCCTCTTTGTTGATATTAAAAAGCGCCAATCCTACAGTTTCGGGAAATGTTTTACAGGACGCTATCAACGGCCAGATAGTCAACGATCCGACATTAGACCAAGTAAGGATAGACAATCGGGCGATTTCCGCTTTTGCTCAAGAAATACTGATGATAGAAGCACAAGCGGATAAGCTTTGTATGACCCCGGAAGTTATTACGGGCTCAGATCTTCCTTCCGGAACCCCATTCCGGTCAATGGCGGCTTTGACCAACAAGGCGGTATCCGCGTTCAAATCCATAAGGACTAAGATTGCTGAACAAATATCCGAAACATTGGTTAATGATATTTTCCCCGATATCACTAAAAAATGGGAAAATCAAATCGTGGAAATATCCGATGATGAAGGCGATATTAGGGAATATAATAATTCTGTCGGGCGTTATTTATTGAACAAGTGGATGACGGAAGAAAAGGATAAAAACGGGTTTTTTCCCACTACCCGGGAAATGGAAGCGAAAAAACAACAAATCGCCGAAAGTTTTGATCGTGAAGGAAGAAAAATAAAGATAGAAAAAGACTTTTTTAATTGGAAATTCGGGATGATATATAATCATTCCAACGAGATTGAAGACCGCGCACAAATGAATGACACGATGAATAATTTATTACAGTATAAAATGGCGAACCCGGCTATTGCCAATGACCCGTTATTCAGGCAATTAGCGGAAAAAAACGGAGTATCCGCTTTCAAAATGACAACGGAAGAGCTCCAAGGCCTCCAGCCGCAAGCCGTTCCTCAAGTCAAACCGGAAAAAGATAAACTGATGAACGCCGTAGACCCGAATTTATGAACAAGCACGGAATAAAACAATTATTAAGTATGGCCGAATGGGAAGATGTGGCGGCGATAATCAAGAGGGCTTTTGATGAGATTGAAATCAATTTTAACGACCCGACCAACGAGATCGGACAAAAGTATTTAGCCAAAATGATGGCTAAGAAAGCTCTTGAGAAAGCGATGGGAGACCTGGCGATGATCAAGAACGAAACGATAAAGCAAGACATAATTTATAAATAAATCGGTTATAGCACCGTCTAAAAGCTATTAATTTATGCCTAATGAAAAACAGCTCCAAGAGGCTGAGACTCTTGAAACCTCTGACGCGGAAACCCAAGCGGCCGCGGAAGAAGAAGAAAAAAACTTTAAGGCGGAGGCCGCCAAATGGAAAGCCATCGCCGAGAGAAAGTCAAAACAGCTTGAAAAAATCGCCCTCTCTTTAAAAGAAAAAGAGAAGACGGAAGAAACTAACAAAATTAACACGCACGAGGGACTGTCAAAGGACGAAGTTAAGCTCTATGCGATGGGCTATTCCGACGAAGAAGTGGAATTAGCCGCAAAACTGTCTAAATTGAACGGCCTCACGATCGCTGAAGCCGTCAAGGATAATTATTTCCAAGCCAAAGTCCGAGAGCGGAAAGACAAGGAAATATCAGACAAGGCTCAAATCGGTCCGGCGAACGGCGGAGCAATTTTTTCGCAGGAAGAGCCGGACGACCGTGAAGCGCACCAGAAATGGTATTTAGACCAGATGAAAAAAGCTGGGCTCAGCTGAGTGCTTTTTAATCCCCAGCTAAAAAAAATATGGCCACTGGCCAATTCCCAACGGGGACGCACACTAACACCACTCTTGCATCCGTAGTCGGTCTTTTATGGAGCAAAAAAGTCAATAACTTTTATCGGGACGTTTTGAAAGCCGCAAGCTTTTTTACCGATTTAAGCGCTGATTTCGCCGCTGGAGCCAAGAGTGTGTATGTGCCGAACGTGGCACAAATGACCGCTTATGAAAAAACCACGGGCGCGGTCGTCACTTTGAACCAAACGACGGATACAAAAGTGACCCTGACGCTTGATACTTGGTATGAGTGCTCATTCGCCATTGAAGACAAGGAAGCCGACCAAATTCTGAAGCAATACTCTTATATGGAGATGCAGATGAAGAACGTCGCGTATTCCTGCGCCGCCGCTTATGAAGATGCTATTTTAGCTCTTTTTACCGGGTTTTCCCAGACTGTCGGAGCTTCTACCGCCGCGTTAGCGGATAGCAATATCCGCCGGGCGATACAGTCTTTAGACGAAGCGAAATGTCCCGTTGAAGACCGCGCTTTCTTCCTTTCCCCGAAGATGGTGTGGAGTGATTTAATGGCGTCAATGACCCCTTATGGCTCTTATTCTTATTCCCCGACATCTGACCCGATAATGAAAGGACACGTCGGATACCTGCGCGGTATTCCGGTCATTATGTCTGAACGGATCGGGACGGTGGCCGGCTCGGAAAAAGGAGCTCTTGTCCATAAGGACGCGATTGTCCACGCGTCAAGCGGTATCCGCGTCCAATCCAATTATATCCCCCAATATCTTTCAACGATCGTCACGGCGGATGTCCGCTTTGGGGTGGTTGAAAACAGGGATACGTCCGGAGTTTGGATCAAGACAGCTACCGCTTAACAATTTAGTTAATATAACTTTATTGCTTGTCGGGTTCGTTTCTTTCTGAGAAACCCGACAGGAAAGAAGGCAATAATATGGATTATGGAATACAAAATCGTGTCATCGGATATGATGACAGCAATGTCAAAGTCAAGCGAATTAAAAAATTCATCCTTCCCAACGGCCAAAAATATGATGGGACATATGAGGAATACCGCGCTCACTTGGGACGAGTTGGACAAGCAAATAATCTTTCAACAGGAGCAGGAGAAGTTAAGGAAATTAAGGAATAAAAGGTTTATATGATCCCACGAGTAGCAATGATTGGCAGCGGATATGACGGATGTAATTATTACCGGATAATGCTTCCGGCTTGGCATAATGGTTTTTTCCTTGACCGTCCGACTTTAGCGCACCCTCGCGGAAGTATTGACGAAATAAAAGCATTGTTGGACAGCGCGGACATTGTCGTTTTTCATCGTCCGGAAAGCCAAGAATACCACGATTTAGCTGATATTTTGAAAGACAAAGGGAAAAAAATCGTAATGGACAATGATGATACTTTTAAGCTTGACGATATTCACCCTTTGGCCCGTTTTAAACCGGATGGCAAGTGGGTTAAAAAACTTAACGAAAGGGACGATTCCATAGACCGATTTATAGAAAAAGCGGATTTGGTCACCACGACCACAAATAATTTGGCTTATGAGTATATGAAATTAAATAACAATGTCCGTATTTTACCGAATTATATAGACCCGATGGAAATAGACACGGTGTTAAAAAATACTGCGGAAAAAGTAAGGATTGGAATGGTCGGATCGGTTAGCTACGAATATGATTATCTTCATTTAAAGCCGTTATTGAGGGAATTAAGCGAAAGAGATGACGTGAGCGTTGTAATGTTCGGCTTAGGGAGCAAAGAACATCGGGAGCAAAAT